ATGAATAAGCCAGACCTTCTTAGCGATACTGACAAGTATCGTCTTGAAGTTTCTGATTTTCCTACGACAATGGATAAATTTATTTATTCAGCAATCCATAATCTTTACAATGATGGTGAAGGAGCTAATAACATCAGAGCTATTGATGTTATTAATTACTTAAAGGAAAATGTTTCTGCCGCCGGCACGTTGGAAAAAGAGAATGGAGAGACTTTCCTTCAGGATTGCGAAGTTCATGGAGAATCAAACAATTTTAATTATTACTATTAGCGTCTTAAGAAATTAAATCTTCTAAGAGACCTTGAAATTGGCGGCAGAAATGTTGAAATGTTCTACTGCGAAAACCCTCTTAATCCAGACTGTCAGTCTATTAATGATAGATTTGATAAGGCATCTATAAGTGATATTATCAATGTTCTTAAAGGCGAACTTGATAGATATGAGAATAAATATGTCCTTACAGGATAGATTGAGGAAAGTACAGCCTATGAAGGTATTATGGATTTGGTTGAAGAACTTAAAATCAAACCAGAGGTCGGCTGTAAATTACAAGGCGACATTCTTAATTCCATTACACGAGGCGGCAGAAAAGGTAAGCTTTATTTACGTTCTGCAGGCTCTGGTGTTGGTAAAACTCGTTCAATGGTTGGTGATGCGTGTAATATCGCCTATCCAATTCGATTTGATAGAAAGAAAGGTAAGTGGGTTTCAACAGGTAGCTGTGAAAAAGTTCTGTATGTAATGACAGAGCAAGACCCAGAAGAAATCAAAACAATGATTCTTTCTTATCTTACTGGCTATAATGAAGAAATATTTGTTTATGGTACTTATGGTGATGAAGAAATGCCTCGTATTAAAAAGGCAATCGACATCATGGAGAAGTACAAAGACAATATGCTTTTTGCGAGAATTGCCGACCCATGTGCTTCAACAGTTAAGAATCTGTTTAGAAGATATAACTTCCAAAAGGGTGTAGAGAACTTCTTCTACGACTACATATTCTCTTCTCCTGCAATGCTTAATGAGTATCGTGATATTGGTATTAGAGAAGATGTAGCATTAAGACTTTTCACTACCGCATTAAAGAATCTCGCAGTTGAACTTAATGCTTTCATTATGACTTCAACTCAGGTTAGTAATGATGACAATGAAAAAGGTGGATTCAGAGACCAGCATCAGGTTCAGGGTTCAAAGGCTATTGTTAACCTTGTTGACTTTGCTTGTATTATGAGTCGCCCAACTAAAGAAGAATTACAAGAACTTGCAGGATTCCAAGGACAATTTTCATTTACTCCAAATCTTGTTACTGATGTTTACAAGAATCGTCGTGGACGTTGGAATATGATTAGAATTTGGTCTTATGTTGATTTAGGTTGTTGCCGTCGTGAGGATTTGTTTGTTACAACTCCAAATATGAAACCTATTAAGGACTTTAAGGTTATTAGTTTTGAAACAACAAGATTTAAAGACTATTCAGATTTGTGTAAATTATATAATGAAGGAGAAGTCACCGAAGAAGTTTATGAAGAGTTTTATACTCCAGAGGTTTCAGACTTTAAGCCAGAGGATATTGTAACTAATGCCGCCGCATTTGAAGATAAAGCGGATATGGAAAAGAGACTTAGTAATAAGAGTTTCGCAAGTTTACTTGAACTTTGAAAGGAATGAGGTAAATGAGTTAGTTAACTAAAATGGCTCAGAATTTGCCCACAAGTCGTGTCATTGAATTGATGACCGACTTGGGCGCGACCCAACATATGGAAACTAATAACGCAGTTATTTTTCCAACCATTTGTCATAATCACGATGCAGACGATGCTTCGATGAAGTTATATTACTATCCTAAAACTCATACGTTTCATTGTTATACTGATTGTGGTTGTACTTTCAATATCTTTGAAATGTTTAAGAAAAGATATGAGCTGCTTGGTGAATCTTATGACTTCTATAAGGATATAGTTCTTAAAATAGAACCATCTCCAATAAAAAGAAAAAGAGAAGAATTTGTAAAAAAGTACGAGACCATTTATGAACAGCCGAACTATGACGCTGAAGTTCATATGCCTCATATTAACAAAGGAATATTAAATATGTATAATTTCTATCCTACGCCAGAATGGTTAAATGATGGCATTAGTGAAGAAGCTATGCGTCATTATAATATTCTTTATTCGATTTCAGATAATAAGATAATTATTCCACATTATGATAAAGACGATAATTTGGTAGGTATTCGTGGCAGAGCTTTAAATGATGAAGATATCGCCATTGGTAAATATATGCCAGTTCGAATAGAAGGAAAGACTTATGCTCACCCTCTTGGTTATAATCTCTATGGACTTAATGTTGTTAAGGATAATATTAAAAGATTGAAAATGGCAATCGTTGCTGAAGGTGAAAAGAGTCCCCTTCAATCAGAAACAATGTTTGGAGCGGAAAATAATATCACAGTAGCGTCCTGTGGTAGTACACTTCATATGTATCAAGTAAAACTACTCCTTGAAGCTGGAGCAGAAAGAATTTTGATAGCTTATGATAACGAAGGCGCAACCTGGGAAGAAAGGGAAAAATATTTCCAGAAATTGAAAAGTATGTGTGAAAAGTTTAAAAACTATTGCTTAATGGGTTTTACTTTCGATAATAGTGGTCTGACCAAGCTAAAGCAATCTCCTTTTGATTGCGGCAAGGAAGTGGCTACTAAATTAATAACAAAAGGAGTTTGGTTGTAAGGTGAAGTTTATAAGAAAGACAAGTTATGACATTAAGTCAGACTACACAATGAATCTTTTAAGAGATAGGAAGATTCTTCCTGAACAAGGCGATACCGATTGGTATTTCAAGCCTACAGTTGATAATTTTAATGACCCAATGCTTCTTGACCATTTAGTGGATGGTTACCAGCTTTACAAAAAGCATTTGGAAAATGGTAGCAGAATAAGAGTTTATGTTGACTGCGACGTTGATGGTTTTACCAGTGCCGCCGTATTTGTCAACTATTACAATGACTTTTTGAAGGAAAAGTATCCTAATGTACAGATGACTTTCCATATTCCAGAAGGCAAGGAACATGGTCTTCGTTCTGTTATGGATGAGTTTTCAGATAATAAGATTTGTGACCTTATTGTCCTTCCAGATAGTTCCTCAAATGATTATGAAGAGCATGAGATTTTGAAGAACCTCGGATACGACATTTTGGTTCTTGACCACCATGATGCTGATAAGTATAGCGAAAATGCTATTGTAATTAACAATTAGCTTTCAGAAGATTATCCCAATAAGGCTCTTAGCGGCGTAGGCGTTGTTTATAAGTTCCTTCAGTTCTTTGATGCTATGGATGATATTCATGGTGCAAATGAATATATTGACCTTGTTGCTCTCGGTGAGATTAGTGATATGATGAATATGCAGACTCCTGAGAACAGACTAATTTGTGCCGCCGGCCTATGTATGATTTAGAATCCATTGTTTAAGGCTATTGTTAAGAAACAGTGTTATTCCATGTTTGGTATCTATGAAGCTGACTGGAGCGATGGCTATTTTACCAGTGGCGAAGTTTCTCAGATAAAAGTTGCATTTTATGTAACTCCTCTTATCAATGCCCTCATTCGTGTCGGTAGTCAGTCTGAAAAAGAGCTGCTCTTCCGTGCCTTTATTTAGGGTAATGCAGAGATTCCTTCTACCAAGCGTGGTGCAAAAGGAGAAATAGAAACTGTTGCTGAATAGGCTACAAGAAACTGCGTAAATGCTCGTTCTCGTCAGAACAGAGAAAAAGATAAGGCTATTGAACTTCTTGACATTCAGATTATGAATGACTGCCTTGATGAGAATAAGATTCTTATTCTTAATGCAGACGACCTTAATGTGTCAACAAATCTTACTGGTTTGATTGCTGGCGTTATTGCCGCCAAATATAAAAAGCCTACTTTGCTTGGTAGAATCAGTTCAGATGGATTTTTGAAGGGTTCTATTAGAGGTAGAGAAGAGAGCGCACTCAAGGACTTTAAGGGATTCTTAAAGGATAGTGGCCTTACTGAAATGGTTGAAGGTCATG